TAATAGTTGTCATGAATTCGTTAAAAGAAAAGATCATGTTTGTGCTTGCAGCTGGTGTTATGGCTGCCATCATCATTGCAATCGTGGGTGACTACGTAGTTGCAGGGATTGAAACCGCTACCACAGGAGAACCAGTAGACGTTTCTGCTGACGTTATGACTTTGGTACAGACTGCCCTTGGTGGTGTCATTGGTATCATCGGTGGCTATTTTGGTGCAAAAGCAGATAATAAGAAGGATAATGAATAGTGCCTTATAGTGTCGGAGAAAAAGGCAGCTACGGATGTAGCGGATACCCTGCTGTAAAAGAAGGCGGGGAAGTTATGGGCTGCCACGACACTAAAGAAGAAGCTATGGCACAAATTTATGCTATTAATCAATCAGAAGAAAAGTCTGGAGAGATCAATAGCAATGGTGTAGGAATTAAAAATCCTGAAGAGTGGCCAAAGGTCAAGAAAAATTCTTTATCTGAAGGTGACTTTGTAATGGGGCAAACTTCTGAGGGCATGATTCACGGACGTGTAGAGCACATTATGTGGGAGGGCGGAACCCTGGGCCAGCCTGGGGAAGAGTATGCCTTAGAGTCTATGCCACCTGAAAATCCAGCAATGTCTGTTAGAATATTTACAGAGAAAGAGTCTGGAGGATGGGAAGCTACGGCATATAGCATAGGAATGATGTATCAGGATGCTACAGTTATTAATCCTGAAACGCACACCATGAAGAGTTTGACTGATTCTAATGGTATGCCATCAGCTACAGGACAGCCCTATCCTGCATCAGAAAAAGACTTTGTTACACCAGTTCCAAAGCAGAAAACAGGAGATACAAGTATGTCAGAAGAAGTAGAAAAGGCTTGCTGGGAAGGTTATGTCCAGCGTGGAATGAAAGAAAAAGATGGTCGCATGGTTCCAAACTGTGTTCCAGCAGATAAGAAATATGATTTATGGGAAGATGGAGATGATGTTGTTTATGAAGGCGATATGGAAAAGGCTGAAGGATATTCTCCTCCTGCTGGTGCTAGGTCTGCTGCTCGTAGGGCAATTAAGTTCAAAGAAGATGGCAAAGCGACGGGTGCAGGAACGGCCGTGGGATGGACTAGAGCTAGACAGCTGGCTAATGGAGAGACACTCTCGCTAAGCACCGTTAAAAGAATGTATTCTTATTTCTCTCGTCATGAGGTAGATAAGAAGGGCAAAGACTGGGGCAACTCGGCAAACCCATCTAAGGGCTATGTGATGTGGCTTGCTTGGGGTGGCGATGCAGGCTATTCCTGGTCTCGTAAAATTGTAAATCAAGAAAAAGACAAAGCATTGTTCGCTGACCTATTTAAAGCACCTGATAACATGCCAAGCCGTGGGTATGTAGATTGGTTCTTTAACGAAAAGGGGTAGCATGCCAAAAGAACTATACGTATTTTTTAATGACAATTGCTGGGACTATAAGCAGCATGAGCCAGTAATTGATGAGTTTGCTGCTGAAAATCCAGACATTGTAGTTGAAAAGTTTAATTTTACTGATATGTCTTACCCACCAACTAGCTATCATGTAAGCAAGTATGACGTAAAGCAATCTCCCACCTATATTGGTGTTGTAGATGGGCAAGTAATAGACAGACAAAATGGAGGCAAGCCGTCTAAGTTTGCTCTTCGATCTCTGCTTGGATAAGACCTTTTAGTTTTAAAACGTACTTGTCGTAATCAATTTCTATAATTGTATTATCTCTATCAATTTTATGAATCTTAATGTCTTTGCCTATTTCAAATAAAATATTTTTAATCTTGTCATCTAGATTCACGGTCTCTCCTTACAACAACTTTATCATTAGTAAAATTAGGAACTTTAACACAAACAATTTCACAGTCCTCTAAAAAATCTGGGTCTGCTATTTCCAGGGGCTCAAGAATAAAGATATCTCCTGGCACCAGTTTCTTTCCTTGAATAATCATTGTTCCCCTAATGAGCAAGTTAATTTCGTCTAAATGCTCATGATAGTGCCAATCCCAGTTTTCACCCTGCTTGTGTATTTTAAAAGATACCTCTAGGCCCTTTGTTTGATAGGCAGCATTGGGAAAATTACCAACATACCATCCGCCAATACTGTTTTCAATTCTATAAGTTTTCATTGCTTCCCGTCTTGTCAATAAAAATTGGATTTTCAATAAAAGAACTTACGATTACTTCATGTGGAAATGTGTTTTCTTTTTTTAAATTAATCATCGTAAATACTGTATCTGAAGAGGCAAATGCACTGTGAACGCTATTTGAGCCTTTAATTGTTGCTATGTGTGAAGCTTTTCTAACAATATTGATTTGATCAGCAACGCTTAGTCGCTCAGGATCAACTACCTCATATCCATCATCTGTAAATAATTTAACAACAGCCTCGTACTCATCCTTGCTGGCAAAACGATTGTGAGTTTCGTCGATGTCCAATGAGCCAGTCCCTACCTTATTGTTGGAGGCATGAAAAAATACTTTATTATTTTTTTGAGTATTGTCTTGCACTGAAAGATTATCTAAAATTTCTTTTGAGGAGCTTCCCAAAAGAAGTTTAATATATTCAGGATTTCCAGGGTGGCTTTCTTCGGTTAAGATTTGAGGAATATAGTCCATAAATAACTTATAAAACAATGAATAGTCTCGTGGGGAAATTACAAAAAGATTTTTAATCTTAACTCTGCCGACTGTGTCATCGACTGTTAGTAAGTTTACTATTCCAAGGTCCAGCAACTCTTTCATAAAGGGCTGTATGTTATTAAAAGAAATATCAGAATTTATTTCAAGATACAGCGGACTAATATCAGTTTGCGTAAGCTTTTTAAGGGCAAGCCACTGTCCGACAACGTCGCACAGGCCATGATAAAAACTCTTTTCATTAGCGTTAAACAAAAAAACATTTTCAAGATATTTTTCTTCGTCCCCTCTAGAGGGCATCTTAATCTCAACATCTTTTAATATGCTATATGGAATTGTGCCACTAACAGATACTACATCGCCAACCTTGGCGGTGTGCCTAATCTCATCAAAATGTAGCCTGACCTTTTCTCCCATATTTAAATAGTTATCTATGTCGCTTGGAGTTCCCAGGCTGTAATATCTTTCAGAGCCATGGAAGATGTAAGGCACAACTGGCTTATTAATAAGAAGATAATTGTAGGTAAGAGATACGTACGGCTCTTTATATCCTAAATCCTTATACTCAGCCAGTAGCTTTCTTGCTGTGTCAAAAAAGTCTTTTGCTTTTTTCCAGTAGTGAACTCCAATTAAAGCAGTATCGCTAATAACTTCTTTTTCTGCAAGCTTAACTATTCTATTTTCTTTAATTTGTGCGTAACTATGATTCGGATCGTTTGATGTATAAACAACTACTGCACCATAGGCACCCTGATGCCTTACCTCCCTTAGAAACAGCTCTGGGTCCCACTTCAGGGCCTGGTCACAATTGGTAATAATAAGCTCGTCATCTAGTTGTAAATATTTTTCAGCATATAGTGCTGAATGTGCTGCACCTAAATGCTCATCGTCTATTCGCACTTCTGTAAAAGACTTACAGTTTTTTGTAAAAATTTCTGTAAGCATTTCGTTGTGCTCAGAGTTTTCAAAACTTTTTGTAATAAAAACAAAATGCCAATCAGGCAGACCCAAAGTTTTAATGGCTATTTCTGCCAGCGTTTTGCCAGCTACTTTTACAAGGGGCTTTGGAAGGCTGTATCCCGCATTTGAAAAACGACTTCCTTTTCCTGCCATGGGAATAATTACTGTGGGCATTTTATAAAAAATCTCCTTTTTCTTTTTCTAGATCGCTAAGAAGCCTGTTAATGTCAAACTTTTTCCTCAAAACTTCTCTTTGATCATAATAAATTATAGGCTTTACTTCTTTAAAAAATAAGTCTAGGGTCTCAAGGTGATTAAATTGATAGGTAGTATTCGGCTCTAAATAAACAATTTGGGTGCTGCTTTCAGCGATTATAGCATTAAGAATTGCAGCCCCAGATATTAGAGCAACTTTTTCTGCACGAATAATCATATTTAGCATGTCTACCCAAGATAGCTCTTGTGAGTCTAAGAAGAAATAGTCTCTTCTTTTAAAAAAGTTATCTATTGCCAAAACTTCTTCAGGAGAAAGGTATCTTTCCCCAAGCTCTGCCACCACCCCACGCATTGAACCAGCATTAGTCAAATCAATTGTATGTCTCCAATAATCTATGTTTATTACCTCAGCAGCAACGCCCTTGGGGTCAGAAACAATATTTAAATCTTTGTCAAAAACAACATTGTTTTTTTCAAAGTATTTAATTTGATCATGCCATGCCTGAAGTCTTTCTATTGTTAATCCAGGTCGCACAAATACTCTGGTGGGATAATTAAAGTCTTCTGGCAGCCTATTATGCTCAAGTGCTTTTTTATAAATAAACTCTTTGAGAAGGGGAAGCATTAGCAGTCTGCTTCCACTTCCATTTAAAACATCTGCCAGTAGCGGTATAGATATTTCAGAAATCTTTTCCCTTAAAAAAGTAATGTTTGAGTTTGCCAGCAAGAATAGCTTGTCTACCTTTAGCTTTTTATATGTACAAAGATTTATTACTTCTCCACCAAAGCCCTCCTCCTGGCACCATTGAATGACGGTAGACACAAAATCTTTTTGAGTTTTTGCAAGCTCATCAACCGCACCTGGCTGATCATTAACAAAATATATTTTTATTTCTGGAATAAATGTTCTTAGCCAAAGGTACTGTGCAAGCCCATCACACATGAAGTGATAAAATTGACTTTCATATATCCCTACAAAAAAAGATGGTCCGCCAATTGTTCTTGAGTACTCTCTAGTAAATTCTGGATAAGATGTTTTATTAAAAAAAACATTGCTGATCTCATGGAGATAAAGGTTTTCAGGAGATTCAGATCCATCTATATTACTAAGTCCATTATCCCAAACTTTGTTGGTTAATACCTCATCATAAGAAGCAGTAAATTCAAGGGCAGACATATATAAATTATACCACGCAAGCTTAATCAAAACGTTATAAATACGCCAGTTTCTGAAGCAAAATATGAGGTATAATTGGTCCATTCAATTTAATAAAAGGAGAATATTATATGACAACGGTGTATACAAAGCCAGCGTGTGTTCAGTGTGACGCTACAAAAAGACTGATGGATAACTTAGGAATTAATTACGAAACAGTAGACATAACACAAGATGAGGCTGCGTATACTAAGATTGTTAATATGGGATATCAAGCTGTCCCAGTGGTTATTACCACCAACGGCTCCTGGTCAGGTTTTCAGCCAGATAAAATTAGCCTTCTGGCTGCTTGACACTAGGCCCTGAGAGGGTGTATAATATGGGTATGGGACCTAAATGTGTTTGTAATTTATGTGATGATGTCATCCAGTCAATGCACCGCCATGACTTTGTACGATGTAAGTGTGGCAAGTCTTTTGTAGATGGTGGAGACAGATATGTTCGCTGTGGCGGATACATAACAATTATGGAGGATAATCTTGTTAAGAAAAATTGATATAGAAACAGATCCAGATTATGCATATGAGTGGGCGGAAAAAGGAATTAAGTTTGAGCGTGCTAGAATTTTAAAACTTCTTGAAGAGTTTAAAGACGACAGCGGGTACATAAATGCAGCCTGGTTCGTAATAGAGAGAGAAATTAACCATGGAACACTTGATTGAGGTAATGTTTGGACCTGAGCATGTAATTGCAGAGTTTTTTTGGAATGCAGTTTTCATTGCTGCAACATATGTAATTGCAAGAGGCGGGGCACTTCGTAAAGCCCATAGGTATATTGATGACAAGCATGGCGTAAAGCATGCAGATAGCGAATATTGATGGGTAGAGTAGAGCTCAGGGCTGTTACGACAGTTCCCACCGTGTACGGTGAAATGCAAATGCGTGGATACTATGACCATGTAATGAATGTAGAACATGTAGCACTTGTTGCAGGATGCTCTGACAAAGAAAACACATTGCTAAGAATACACTCTGAGTGCATCACGGGGGAGGCCTTTGGATCTCTCAAATGTGAGTGTGGGCCTCAATTGCATTTTGCATTAGAACAAATTGGAGAGCATGGTGGTGTTGTCATCTACCTACGTGGGCAGGAGGGCCGTGGCATTGGCCTTATCAACAAGCTAAGGGCTTATGCATTGCAAGAGGAAGGCCTTGACACAGTAGATGCAAACCTAGCCTTAGGTCTTCCAGAAGAGGCCAGAGAGTACGGTGCTGCAATTGCAATCCTAGAAGAAATGGACATCAAGGGCGTAATCTTGCTTACGAACAACCCCGCAAAAACTGATTGTTTAAATGGATCTTCTGTTGTAAATGTTGTAGGCACTGCCCCCATAGTTGTGGGCATCTCTGAAGAAAACAAGGGCTACCTTAAAACTAAGCGAGATAGAATGAAGCACTATATTGACAGCCTAGCCCTGGCCTGATACAATTACTTAGGAGGAAAAATGGAATCAACAAAACGTAGTTTAATTAAAACATTTAGCTGGGAAGCATTTCACCTAATTGGTGTTGCTGGTGTTATCTTTTTGTTTACTGGAGAGTGGGAGTATGCAACTCTAGGTGCTCTTCTTTATATAGCCTGGGAGGCACTAGGCTACTTTATTCATGAAAGAGTATGGGCAAGGTTCGGTAATAAGGTAAAGTAATGAAAAAATTTATAGTGGGTATGATAGGTGTTGCACTTCTATCTGGGTGCAGCACCACTAGCGTAAATGAGACAGCAAACGAAATTGTAGCAGAAGCAAGACCTACAAATGTTTTGCCCACAAATGATCACAAACAAGATAATCAAACACAAAATGATAGTACATTTTATGAGCCTTCAGAGTCTCCAGCAGTTGAAACTTCAGAGTCTCTAGGTGTATCTAGTCCAGAAGAGTCTGCTCCAGCAAAGCAGGAGCCTAAGCCCGTAGAGTCTAGTGCCCCAGAGCCATCGCCTACGGCCTCTGAGAAGCCGTCAGAGCCTACAAAAGAGCCTGAGGCAGTATACGACACCGTTTCTTTTGTAGATAACGTTGATCTTTGCAAAATTCCTGAATATACCTGGACTGGACCACACTCTAAGGGCTTTCCAATTAGAAATAACGACGTTCCTTACTCTGGAATCGTAAATGTTGCTGTAATTCCAATTGATTTTTCTGATGCTACCTCTAGCGGAATGAGCTCTTTATCAACTTATAAAAAATACTTTGATTTTGCAAGGTCATGGTCTAACTTTTACTCTGACGGCAAAATGACATATAACATTTCAATCCATACGGAATGGCTTCGTGCACCTAAAAAGGCAACAGAGTATCCAAAGAGAAACGACTACGCTGAGTATGCTCAAATGCAAGACTGGATAAGCGTGGCAGATCCATATTATGATTTTTCAAAAACTCATTTCGTATACTTTGTTGTTCCAGAAAAAGCTCACTTCGAGCTGGGGGCAGACATGTATGGCCCTGGCATTGCCAACACTGATGAGGGCCAGCTTATTTCTCGTGTCTTTACCTACGCTGGAGAACCCAACAAGATTTGGAGTCACCTTGTCCATGAAATTTTACATGACCAAGGATTTATTGGTCATGGTCCTGCTAACGGATCTGCCTATGGAGTTATGATGGGACAATGGAACCAGTCGTTGTCTGTATTATCCTGGCCCAGCTTTTTGGCTGGCTGGTTAGACTCAGATGATATTGTATGTATTGATGCAAGGAAACAGTTTGCAACTTCTATAATTCAAGTAGAATCTTTGGACGCATTGGGAGCATCTCCTGGCATTAAAAGCGTCATTCTTAGAACTGGTGAAACAACCGCAACCGTAGTTGAATATCGAACTGATGGAAAGTTTAGTACCCTATCCGAATTAAGGCATGGAATTACTGCTTACAACCTCGATACCTCAAAGCCAAGCAATAGGTGCGACTCTTGTGGGCCTCAAGAATATGAGGATAGAAAGAACTGGTGGAACTATATTAGAAAACCAGGCACCTTTGACGGCGGTGGAAATAATAACTTTAACTTTAAGTCTGGGACTATTCCCAATACTACTGGATTTACTATAAAGATTCTTTCTAAGAATATTATACAGATATCCAAATAGTGTATAATATACACATGAGTGAAATTATTTTAACTAAAGAGTATATCGAGTCGCTGGGCTATGAGGTAGAGGTTGTTGATTACAGAATTTTTCTAATTAAAAACTTCACTAAGCCTGAAGAAATTGAAGAAATTATAAATCAGGCAGAGAATGCAACTCAGGAAGAATGGGAGCACCACTATCTTGAGGGTGCAATCAATCTTGCCAAAGTTAAGTTTGGAAGAACTGACATCGATAATTTAGTTGCAGAGGGCCTTTATGAATTAACCCATAATTGGAATGACAAAAATCTTAAAATTGCAAACTGGGATTTGGCCACAACTCTTAACAAGAGGGCACAAGAAGTGTTTGACTTTAGAGATGATCTTCACTTTAATGGGTGTGGCACAATTCAGCGTCAATATGAGGGTGTTCCACTTAAAGACCATGTTGATAATCACACAGACCCATCTCTAGAATATGCAGCTGTTTTTTACTTAAATGATAATTACACTGACGGAGAGGTTTATTTTGTCAAACAGGATATTCAGTTGCGTCCAGATCCAGGTGATCTCCTTGTTTTTCCAACAAGCGAGGATTGGAGGCACGGAGTAAATGCTCCTGGGCCAGGGCCCCACAGGTATATTATTCCTGGCTTTATTTCTAGAAAAGGTTTCTGGGACAAGCACCAAAAAAATAATTATAACGTAGATAAAACTTTAGATGATACTAAATACGTGCCTTAAAATAGTTTTATATGATAAAGGGTGCAGGATTTCGCAAAGAATTTTCTAAAACTTTACACGAACTTCACTTGTATAAAGAGGCTCACGGCTGCTCTGATTGTCACAACAAGTTCCCCCACTATGTTCTAGAGTTTGATCACAGACCAGAATGTGTTAAAATAGATGTTGTATATCGGGTTCTTCGTAATCAGGGACCAGAGGCTGCCTGGGAAGAGGTTAAAAAATGCGACGTTGTTTGTTCAAACTGTCACAAAATAAGAACATATATGAGAGAATTTGGGCAGCATAATGATAAAGGCAAAGCAGCTTAAAAAGTATGATGTTGTTAATTTTGGTAATGACATACTTTTAATTAAAAATTTTTTGTCAAAAGATAATTTAAACTATTGTCTCTCTACAATCGCCAGTGCGAAAGAAGAAGATTGGGGCAAAGACTATGTTGATGGTTTAAAGAGAGAGGCTCTACAAAAATTTGGCGACAGCGATTATCAAAAATACGTAGATGAAAATCTTATGACAATGAATAGCGACTGGGTAGATAAGTCTATTGAAATTAATGAAGATGTTGCTATGCAAATTTCGCAAGATATTCAGGCATTGTTTAAAACTAAAACAGCATTAGAGCCGATGAGAACGGTGCAAAGACACTACCCTGGATCTTTTTTAAAAGAACATGTTGATGCTGAGCATGATTCTTCACTAATATATGCCTGTGTTATATACCTAAATGACAATTTTAATGGCGGGAACTTGTATTTTCCTAAACTGGGAGCTACCATTCGCCCAGTCACAGGGGCATTGGCAATTTTTCCAACTGGTGATCAATATTTGCACGGGGTTTCTTTGGTTGAGCCAGGTCCCACTAGGTATGCTCTGACGGGTTTTATATTTTCTGATAGTGTATAATTGTTTTATGGTAATTACAGAAAAACTAAATGATCTCGGCTTTAATTGGGAACGGCTTGATACAGACATCTACTACATTCATAATTTTGCAACTGCAGAAGAGCTTGCTTTTTGCTACAATTTTTGTGTTTCTGCAACAGAAGAAGAGTGGAGTGCTAGATATCTAGAAACAATAAAGCAAGAGGGATTGCAAAAGTTTGGTAGAGATGATGTAGATAACTTAATTGCTGAGGGGCTTATTGATATTAATGAAGAGTGGATTGACAGGACTCTTCAGCTACAGGGAGAGTTGCCTCATGTTTTTGCACGAAGAATTCAAGATTTTTTAACTGATGACCTTGAGGCCACGGCACTGGTGGGCATTCAGCGTCACTATCCTGGAGCAAGTCTTGCTGAACATATTGACGCAGAAACTTCCGAGCACTTGCGATATGCAGCAGTATTTTATATTAATGATGATTTTAATGGGGGAAGGCTTTACTTCCCAAAAAGAAATTTGACAATAGAGCCACGAGCTGGAAGCCTTATTATTTTCCCTACGGGTAGAGACTACCTACACGGAGTGGGTGTGGTTGAGCCAGGACCAACTAGGTATGCTATTGCTAACTTTGTTTGGACTCGTGGATACGAAGAGAAAGCCTGGAAGGGTGAAATTGAAATAAACCGTGTTCATAAAAAAGTTGAGGAATAGTAATTGGCTTTAAATCACAGTACACTGGACAACCCTAAAATTTCTGTCGCATTAGCAGGAGCAGGACAGGTAGGGATGAATTTTTTAGAACTTGTTGATTTAAAAAGTATAAACCTTATTTTTGTAGCGACTAAAAGGCCAAGAGCTATCGGTACAATACCTGAAAAATTTAGAGAATCTACGCTGTGGATTACATCCCTAAGCGAGATATCAATGAATGAATCTGTTAATGTTGTTATAGAGGCAATAGATGATACAGATGCTGCAAGACAGTTTATTTTAGATTGTCTTACATCAGGCAAAACAGTTATCTCTTGTAGCAAAGACGTTTGGGTAAAACATTTACAGGAAATTGTACAAACTTGTCAAGACTTTAAAGATTCTGGTGCAAAACTAATTCTCAATTCTTTAACAGCAGATAATAATGGCAAGTCGGGATATAAAGATCTCTTTTTAGACCATGATTCTATATCGCTTGTTGATATAAACGATGTTGTACAATTTCGTGGTGCTGATGGAAGAGCAACGGCAAAGGTTATTGTTGCAGATTTAAATGCAGCACAAACACAGCATTCAATTAAAACTACTAAAGATGCTACCATAGTTAAAATTATGCAATCAGCATTTAATACTGGCATAATTAACAATAGCGTATCCGTAGCTCCATTTATTATTGAAGACGATAGACCAGTTCTTTTTCTGAGCGGAGACTGTGGCTCTTTATACCATAGTCTTTTTGATGAGATTGGCCAGGCCCTTTACTTAAAACAATTATTGCCAGAACTGAGGGTCTTAGCGGTTTACTACGACCCAGAGCCTGGCAACCTAATGCAATCTCTATGCAAAATGTTTGGGTTTGAAATAATGAAACAAAGAATTCCAAAATATCAACAAATAAAAGTAAAAAATTTAGTCTGGCTTCGTAACCCCAGCAACGTCTGGCTAAAAAGAGAAATGCAAAAACAAAAATTAAAGCTGCCAATTTTTACAGAAGCATCGTGGCAAAATATAGTTGGCCCAACACTTAGGGAAGCATTTAAGGATAAAATAATTGCGAGTGAGTCGCCAAATAAAAAAATATTTTTACAAATCCCACCTGGCAAGTGGAAAGATTCTGGAAGAAATTTTTTATCAAAAGATGTTTTGATGATTGAAAAGTTTTTTAAGAATAAAGGTTACCTAATAGTTGATCCTATGAAAATACCTTTTAGTGATCAAGTAAGTCTGGTAGCTAATTGCACACACCTGGCTAGCCTTGCTGGCTCTAATTCAGCACATTCTGTATATGCAAAAGAAGATGCTATTTTTGTAATGATAAATTTAAGCGAAAAATATGGATTTGCTCATTCAAATGTTTTGCGTCTTAATTGCGACGGACGCTATATTAAGGGCAACATTGAACTGGTCATGGATTCTTTAAGGGCAATGGAGGAGGAGCTATAAAATGAGAATTATTGCACATAGAGGAAATTTAGCAGGCCCAAATCCTGCTAAGGAAAATGATCCCGAATATCTTAAAGAAGCAATTGTTCTGGGATACGATGTTGAAGTAGATATTTGGTATCACGATGGCCAGCTATTTACTGGGCATGATGGGCCAGCATACGTGCTCGATAATAAAACATTTAGAGAAATAGTTACAAAGTCCTGGCTTCACTGCAAAAATGTAGAAGCTTTAGAGTATTTTGACAGACATTTTTTAAAACCAAATTTTTTCTGGCATCAAAGCGATGACTATACTCTCACTAGCTGGGGGTACTCCTGGACCTACCCACACATGAAGCCTACTCGTAGATCAATTGCTGTTTTGCCAGAGATATTTAATGCTAGTCGTAATGACTTAATAGATTTTTGGGGTGTGTGCACGGACTACCCATTAGAATTTGACCCCAGCCAGTCCCAATAAACTCTTCCCAGTCCACCAACTGACTGGGGCCATTACTATTATATCATAAAACAGAACTATAATAAAGGCATGAGATGTCCTGAATGTGATGGCAGGGTTGTACCCATTCATTATGGACACGTCGACTTTGCTACCATAGAAAGGGCAATTATTGGAGATCTTGTAATTGCTGAAAAATTTGGGATAGAAAAATTTCAATGCAAAGAATGTGCTAAAAAATACATTGAAATTGAATAGTATCGTTATAATTTAATAATGGATTATAGGTCTTATTCTTGTGGCTGCTCAGGAGAAATGGTGCCAGTACTGTATGGCTACCCAGATACAAAGATGATAGAGCATGCTCGTGGGGGCCTAATAGCTCTCGGTGGCTGCTCAGTTAGAAGTGCCACCCACTATTGCTATTCCTGTAATACACTTTATCAAGTAAAAAATGAGAGTATAATAGAGCTGGAGGATTAAACATGTCTATTTATGATATCAAACTGAGTTCCTGGGATAACTCTACAGAAGATTTGCTTGCAGAATTTAAAGGCAAGGTAACTCTAATTGTTAATGTTACTGGAGACTGTGGAAATGCACCACAGTTTAAAATTATTGAAAACATCTACAATGAGTACAAGGATCAAGGCTTTGAGGTTCTTGCTGTCCCTACTAATGAGTATTGCGGTGGCGGAATTACCTATGGAGAATATTGCGAAGGTTTAAGGGATGCAGCTCATGCACGGGAATATGCAGTAGACAAATACGATGTCTCCTATAAGTTTTCCGAGCTTGTCAACTCTAAGCCAGGAGCAGACTGGTTTAAGCAGCTCCCAGAGGGCGAAGTTCCTCACGAACTTTTTGACAAGATGAGTGCCATGAGCGGAACAGACATGTTTGGAAACTTTGAAAAATTCCTGGTAGATAGAAATGGTCAGCTCGTAGGTAGATACGCTAATGCTACTTTGCTAGACTATGCAAGAGACAATGGCGACATGGAAATCGGCTCTGCAGAAGAAGAGATTGCACGTTTAAAAAACAACATAGAACTAGCCCTAGAGGGCAGCCTAAAGCCTGTTTCTGAGGTGTACGGCTAATCCTGTAGCGATTGCTTGTTGTTGTCGTCTATTTGATGAATTAGTTTATCAAGATATGATTCACGCCTAAATTGGGCAAGGATGTCCTCACCAGTAACCTCTGCCTTGAGGCCATCATCCCACTCTAAAATGTAGGTCTGATCTGGAAATACCAAATACTTAAATTTATTCTCTTTTTCCATTTACATATTATACCCCATCTGTTATAATAGACTTATGAGTTTTGACGCACATGATTTAAAGCAGGCATTTGAAGACGGTAGGAAGTTTGAGAGGCAGAGAATTTTAGACCTCCTTCGTAATAGAATTATTACAGATATAAATAACGGGGACCAAAGAAACAACTACGTTGGCTATGTAAAAGAATTTAATGCAGAAGATCACTGGGACATCGGAGAGCTATAATTGGATCAAATATTTATAATAAATAATTTTTGTTCTCAAGATGAGTGTAAATTTTATATAGACTATATTAATAATAATATTGATAAGCTAACATTTTCTGAGCAGGCCAAGCGATGGCAACTCACTATGGGAATTGACAACATCCCAGGATCAAATAGTCCTCGCACTCTTGAGCCAGTTTCTGACATAGAGCCAGTGGTTCGTAATTTATTTGCACGTGCAGAAGCAAAGGCAGAAGAGCTTTATTCTTCAAGTAAGCTGTATGTATCAAACTTCTTTTTAACCAAGCAGGGGCCAGGGGCAAGCATACCAATTCATTACGACCAGGACAACGGAAGCAATCCTCACTGCACATATAGTGGAGTTTTTTACCTAAATGATATGATTGCAGACGGATTCCTGGAGTTTACACAATTTAATTATACTGTTCGCCAGAAGGCTGGAGACCTTATCTTATTTCCATCTACCGATGCATATATGCATCAAGTAAAAAGTATTTCTCAAGATAGATATGCTTTACCAATTTTTTTAACTAATGACATAACATTTAAGCTATAGATAGGAGAGGTGTAATGTTTTCAATAGAAGACGCAGACGGATATGATGAGCTAACAGAAGAGCAGCAAGATCTTGCTCAAGAGTACTTTACTCTGGGCTATGAAGATGGCTATGATGAGGGCTACGAGACTGCTGAACTAGAAAGCAGTTCTTATGAAGACGGCAAGTCTGTAGGCTTTGCAGAGGGTATGGAAAGAGAGCGTCAGCGTATTTATTCTATTCTTGATATGCAAATGAAGTGGGCAGAGCAAGAAGGCAAGGGTGCTGAGTATCTCCGATGGAAGAATGTTAAAGAATACCTAACGCCAATTGATCTAAAGCCATGGACCGATGAGGAGTGGCAAGAAGAGCTAGCCAAAGATGGCTTCTAAACTTCCTGGCACAACAAGTTTTGGCTGGTGCTTGACAGGGCATCACGAGTCCTGTATAATTGAATTATCAACAGGAGAGAGGTGTGGCTGTGGATGTCATGCGTGAGTTATTTGGTTCAGCCTGGGCATATTATTTTGCCTTCGTAATCCTAGCCGTTTGGGCTTTTGTATATAGAAAGCTACGCAAGTAATGTCACAGTTCGTAATAGCTAAGCGTGATACATATATTAATCTTATGAGAGATATGGATGTTGAGACTGCCATACCCCAGGGTACCCGCATGTTTCTTATCACATCTGATAAGCAAACCAAATACTTAGAGCCAGATGAGATCTGTGTATATACTATTGAGCATGGACTAAACTATTCGTATAAGGGAGACTGGGAAGAGCATGCTGCAGTATAGGCACTATAACAATAAAGAGTGGGACCCCGAAGTTCGTTATGGCATTGCACTATACGCACATCCTGAAAGAATAACTTTAGATATTTACTTTGGCACCCATGTATTTGTGTGGTTTAGAAATCGTGGAGCATGGAAAGATTGGAAGTAACTATGACGAGTAAGCCAAGCAAGGTCAAAATAGGTCCTCAGACCTTTAAGATTGAGTTTCGTAAGACAGACAATGATGGCATGCTTAATGATGGTTCGCATGGGTACACCCTTGACCAGGGGAATTTGATTGTTGTTGCAAGTGATATTAGCCTATCTAAGCAAAGAGTGACCTTGTTGCATGAAGTCCTTCATGCTGCTAGAATGGTATTTGACAATAATAGACCAAAAAGAAGGGCAGATTTCGAGGACTGGGAACATTACTTTATTGGAATTTATGAAAACGCAATATTAATGATTATTAACGATAATCCAGAGCTAATAGATTGGATCAAAGATGAATCCTGATAAAATAGAAAAAGAATACGGGCTGCAAGTAGAGGTCTCGCCGTCTGGAACAACCGTTATTAAAAGATGTGTTGTATGCGATGACGGAATTGTCTGGGTACCCAAGGTAACGGACATCGAGAAAGCGACTAGGATTGTTGAAAGACGATTTGCAGAACTACACCTAGAATGTTCCATGAAGGAGGTGTTTTAATGGATATCGAACAAAAGATTGTTAGTCATGCTGTGCAAGACCTACAAACCTGGATGGCAAAAGCACCTTCTGACACAAATGAAAAAGCAATCCTGGCCTGGCAGGCTGGGTACATTGCTGGGGTGCAGAGGGCACTAAACACTCACGAGGAAACAGAAGTTGAAGAGGTATAGCGAAGTATCAATTCCAGGCTTAAGCGGGGACAGCTCTCTTAGCCTAAAAGGAAACTACTTTATTATAAATGCTGAAGAGCAAACTTACTACCACTTTATGGTAGATCAGATTGGGCAGTTTCTTTATCTCAAAAGTGCCATACCAAACTTAAAATTACTTATTATTGAGCAAGAACCAGGCACCCACTCTTCCGAATACGCAACCTGGTGCTTAGAAAAAATTAAAGCAAACTATGAGCATACGTCTATCAAGCTGTCAGACTATGGACACATAGATATTGAAAACATAACTGTAATATCAAATAGACTTTTTAACTTTTATCACCTAATAGACAATGACCTGAAAGATCTTTTACAAGATAATGAATATTTAAGCCTTGTTATACCACACCTAAGACACTTTTTCTTGTCAAATATTTCCAAGAATGATGACAATAGGCTAGATATCTTTGTTTCAAGAGACGGAAAGGCTGAAGAAGTTAATGAAGTATATGACAAGATAATGTCAAGCGGTGGCCCAAAGACTTTGGATGATCTGGAGAAAACTAGCAGATATTTAACTGAAGAAGAGTACGAATTAATTAAGTCTGAGTTTAAAGACTTTGTTGTTCTTGATTATAGAGAGACTTCGTTTCAAGAGCAGTTAGAGGCTGTTGCTAATGCTAAGCGACTGGTTGTTTTTGTCGGAGCCTCAGTTGCAAATGCATTTATTGTTAGAGAAGACTGTGAAGTATTTTTGATAAACACAGACACTGCCTGGCCGTTACCAAACTACCACGATGCTATGGATATGGTCAGCCCTAACGTGCATCACTTGCTAGATTATCGTGAGTATCCCAATACTAGAAATATTAATTTAATTATTCAAAAAATAAGAAGCATTGCTTCAGCATCATAGTCTTCTGCGTGATATAATAGTATTATGACAGAAAACTCCTTTAACCCAGACCATACAGTAACCAGCTTTGTTTTAGATATTTTATCCACCACTCAAGACCTAAGCTCTGGTCCAAGATATTATGTGGAAATAGGAGCTGGACACTATAAAGATGGCAACAACTCTTATGTTTTAGAAAAAGACCATGGGTGGCACGGTGTTTCTTTTGATATTGATGAAGCATTCGTAAATGAGTTTAATAGCTTGCGTTCTAACCCATGTTTACTACAAGATGCACAAACGTTTGATTATGCCAATTATTTTAAAGAGCAGGGCTTTCCAAATCAAATTGATTTTTTACAATTAGATATAGAAGATAGTTATGATCACAGAGGTCAAGACGGCGACAACGAAAGATGTCTTAGAGCACTTATTGCAGTTCCGTTAAACACGTATAGGTTTTCGGTTATTACATTTGAGCACAACCTAATTCAAAACTTTAAAAATGATTGGATACGAGACGTATCAAGAAGAATACTAGACTCCTTTGGGTATGCTCTTGTTGCTAAACTACCCCATGAAGATTGGTGGGTGGACCCGAATGTTGTGCCATTTCAAAACTACAAAAACTTTTTTAATCTAAATAGCAACTGGAGAGATTAGTGTCTTACTGGAAGTTAATGTCTAGTTTTGATTCTTTTGAAGCAGTGCAGGCTCTTGAAAAAACGATCACGTGGAATGAATCAGAGCCTGGGTACTACTCTTTGTCATTTTCTGAGTGGCCCGCCGAAGTTAAAGACTTAGCAGATGTTGCTACAAAATTTCTAGCAAACATTGGAGAAAGCAGAGTTCAGGTTTCTAAGGCTGACTACGATTTTCCTGGGGTAGTTCATGCAGACTATGACCAGTATAACGTTTATGACCCAGAAATTGGTCATAACAGGTTTATTAAAGATTATGTTAGTAGAATTGACAATCCCTGGGGCACGCTGAGGTTTGTGCTTTTCTTAAATAAGTCAAAAATGAGGGTTGAAATTAATAAAGACATTATTCATCCAAAATCGGGAGACCTGTTTTGGATAGAGCATTATGCACCACACTGGTTTATTAATGAATCTGAAGATAGCAGATACCAAATTGTTTTGGACATAGACACTCATCAGAAATTATCTATAAATCCATCCCTGCATATCTAAGCATTTGCTGCATATAACATGCATCATTATTCCCATAGAATCTGTAGCAAATATATGATCTGTGTATTCGTGGTCTCCCTCAGGGCAAGGGTTCTCTCTCATTTTTTTAATTAGCTCGATATTTCTGTTTGCTGACTCATCAAGACTCATAATTAGCAGTCCTCTCTGGAAGATAGGTGCGAACCCTCTAAGCTGTCCCAGCATCTTCCGTAAATTGTGTGCCTATTTCCGTTAGTAACTTTTGTTACCCTGTGTTCAAATTCTTTATATAAGGGTATGTTAATTAGCATTCCAGGTTCTGGCTTAATTTTGTAAGGCTTGTTTTGAAATTCAAGAATTCCGCCATCAAAATCATCATTAATATAAATATTAAAAGAACCTGTAATCTTTGCTTCGGCACTAACTCCTGTAAAAGATACCCTCTTTTGGTCTTCTTCTGAATCCTCATCATCTCTTTCGTAATGCCAGTTTATAGCGTAGTCAACATTCTTGCCAAGCTCTTTAATGATTTGATCATCTGGCACTTCAAATAGTGATTGAAAGGCTCCGCCTCCAGAAAAGAATTTTGGCAAAACTGCTTCTAGCCTGTCTTCGATATCTCGAAAAAAATCTGGTTTTTCAAATTTAGGATTGATACTGGGGTGGGGAGGAAGCATGACCCCATCATCTCCGTATTGAGGGACATATCCCAAAAATTTATTCATTGTGTTATTGCCATATGCAGATCTCATTGTAGGATACCATCCTTCAGGGTCCCTGGCCTGAGCATCAAGCCACTCAAATTCTTCATCAGTTAAAAAGTTTCTGATGACCCATAAATCTTTCTCAATATACTCTTTCTTGGGCTCCCACTCAGCCTTGAGCTTATTTAGCTTGTCGGGGTCTTGAATTTCTAATAGCTCATAGTTCGGCATTTAACTATTATAACATTAATTTAAGTTCGGCGGTGTAAAGTTCGGCGGTAAATAAGAGGTACAATGCTACTAACGTAGCAATATTCTCTAGCTAACGTGATAAAATATATACATGGAAATAGTTCGACTCAATAACATATTCTCAGAGGAACAGCTCTTAGTTCTTAATAATGCTATGGACGAGGCATCAGAAGATGTTATGGAAAGCCCTACAGAAAACAGTAATCTAGGCAGAGTCTCATATCGCATAGGACCATTTCATTTTTATTATGAATCCTTGTTTAATAAAATATCTCACCTGACTGGATCTAGGCTAGAGATGAAAGGTGCAAATGCTGTAGAGTATAACCTCAAATATGGACAACCCAACTTGCCACCACATGTTGATAGGGACAACACCGAGCTTCTGGTTAATTTCCAACTATCGTCCAATACAAAATGGGGTATAGGGTTAGATGAAGAAGTATTCTACATAGAAGACAATGAAGCATTAATATTTAATCCTAATGAGAACATACATTGGAGACCAAGAAAAGAGTTTCAGCCAGGAGAGTTTGTACGCATGATGTTCTTTAGATTTGTAGACTCCAATAACGAGATAGATAACTCTCATTTGCCTAGTAATATGACTGATTCGATGTTTGATTTAGCCAATAAAGCTAGAGATCAAATAGGACCTAGCCTGATTTAGCGAAGAGATATATACCCCCCTTAGAATCCATTCTAGAGCTTTTCAGAGCTATTTCTGGACTCATCGTAATGAAATACATCTTACTGATTATTTAGATAAATGTACATAAAGTGGAGTAAAGTGGAGAGATATGGAGAATGGTACACATCTTTAAGAAGATTCGTAATCATTTTGGGTCCCAAATTGGGACTGCATTATATCAGATAGCCAAATATTTGTCAAATATAACGTTTATATAACATATAAAAACATGTAAAAAATGTAAATAAGTTTCATAAAATAAATAATAATTAAATATTTCAGCGATTTTTTTATGTTCTTCGTAATGTATTATATACTACTATATATGTAGCCAGGGATGGCTGCGATACCGTGATCTATTTATCCTTGTCAGGATTATTAGTCTTCTTTAGGGACGGTACAAAGAATGGAACAATAACATCTTTAACTATATAGGATATACTATTAAGAACAACAATACCAAACTCAGCATATCCTTCATCTAGCTTCCTAGCTTCTTCTGGATAATGCATTCTAAATTGATGTCTTGGACTCATATATATATTATACACAGTTATCTATAATTTGATCATAACTTCCAGGATATTCCACGATTTTTCGTAATCCTTCGTAATCAAATTGTTATAAAGATAGGACTTGACAAATGGACAAAGATGTGGTGCGGCCACAGATCCTAGTCGCCTAGGTCTGTGTCCTCATCTATATCTGTTTCATCAAACATCTCGTCCAGGGTCTCAAAGCCAGTATCTTCTACAATTCCCAAACCATGTAGGAATAGCTCCCATGTTTCATTTACCATTGCCTCAGAGGTATCTGTTCCTTTGGTGATGGCATTAGCTAGCATGTATGCTAGTGGCAAACCCAAATCATTATATTCAATAAAATCAGCAAACTGCTCATCATCTCGGTAATTCATCCATAGCTCTGCTAGGATTTCACACCTGTTAGAAAAGTGTGTCGGATTGGACAAGGTCTTTTCCTTCCTTTTCATCTCTGGCTACCTCAAGAATGTATTCTAGTCTTTTGGTAAGGTAGGCTGGGTGGCTACGAGCAAGATAAACTCCAACCTGCTCCAAGTCCAGTGTGCTGTCTTTGGTCAGGTTGAGCATCTTCTCGGCTATCTTCTCGGCTTCTGATTTCTTCATTCTTCTCCTATGGTCATTATACAGCAAAAAGGTGGCAGGGTCAAGGGGAAAGTAGGAATACCCTCAACCCCACCAAGTTTATTTAAATTATTTACCACATCATCCGATCAGGTACGTCTTCGAGGTACCTAGGTAGTGTGTCCAGGAACTCCAGTACTCTATCGGTGCACCTGCTCCTATATAGCTCATTAAAGTGATATAGGTCAATGAAGCCATCTAGGCCTGCGTCAAGCCAGTCGTCCCAAGAGTCATCGCTGTCTATACTACTATTTGCCCAGTCAACAAGACCAATGGCCTTAGCTTCTTTTTCTAGCAGAGTAATAGTATAGTCAGTGTCTAGAGGATTCAGTCCTGGCCCCTCCCTATATATGCGGGCATTAATCTTCCATAGATCGTGATCCCAGTAAGACTCACCCCCATACCATTGCTCTGGACAGTACACGTTAAGGTCCCAGTCAATAATAGTCTTACCCTTGTTTTTGTTACGTGATATCATTAGATTAACCATTAGTCAACATACCTCGTTACGGTCCCGTTACCCTCACAAATCTTGCAGTCAGGGTCAGCACCCCAGTCAAACTTCTCTTCGTCATAGCACTCACACTCTTCTTCAACAGATAGCAGACAGCTGTCAAACTCATCGTCCCATGGCACGGTAGCAACATAGTAACCTAATCTATTTACCCAGTGATG